AATGGCTGGGCAAGAAGCTCGGTATTGACGCGGACTTACTACGAACCAAAGTAGAGCGGGAAGAACTTGCAGAGCAGTCGATGGCGGCCATGCAGGAAGCAGAAGCTGAACAAATGCCCGCTGAACAAATGCCCGCATGATCGAACCCTTTTCCGAGCGCGATGGTTGGGCCGCGCTTGAGATTGACGAGCCGCAATCCCGAGAAGATGAAGCCACAGGCCGACATATCGCTTCCTGCTTCCATGAGTGTTTCAGAACCGAGGCGGGTAAGTTTGTCCTGGATCGCCTGATCAACATCACCATTCTGCGGCCTACGGTGACGCCAGCATCGACACAGTTCGAGGCGGGTATCAAAGAGGGCCGCGCCGACATTGTTCGCCAGATCATGGTCAACATCGAATTAGCCGAACGAGGTACTGACAAATGAGTGAAGAATTAGAAGCCCAGGAAGAAACAGAAGCACCAGAAGCCCAGGAAACCCCGTTGATTGCCGAAGCGCCGGTCAAGGCGGAGTCATTATTGGAGGATGCTGAAACACCAGGGGAGGAAAAGGGTATCCCCGAGTGGTTCAAACAGGATAAATACAAGACTGTTGAGGACCAGGCAAAAGCCTATTCCGAGCTCGAGAAAAAGATGGGCAGTCTCAAGGGTGCGCCAGAGGGTGATTACTCGGTGCCGGTTATTGAGGGGCTGGATGAAGGCGTTACCGACAACAATCCAATGGTCGAGTATTTCAAAGAGGCCGCCCGAGAGGCGGACATGGGTCAGGAATCCTTTGAAAAGTTCGTCGGCGGATACCTGGCGTTGGAGCAGCAGGCGTTCAGCTATAGCCGCGAAAGAGAGCGGGCTGCACTGGGCGACCATGCCAATTCCCGTTTAAGTGACTTGGGAGATTGGGGCCAGGCCAACTTGACACCGGAGCAGTGGGAGATATTCAAGGGAGTGGCTTCAACTGCGGTCGGGGTTGAGCTGATGGAGTCCATGATTGGCAAGACAAGAGAGGCCAGGCTGGCGCGTGATCCAGACGCCCAGGCGGCCGGCATCAATAACACAGCCGAGGAATTGCGGCTGATGCGCTATGCCAAGACAGACAACGGCGACCTACGCATGGCGGTCGACCCGGAATACAAAAAACAGGTTGATAAGGCGTATGCCGATCTTTACGGAGCTGAAGCGTGATGATGACAATAACGGAATCAGCGCAGACAAAGGTAGACCAGACTCTGAAGGGGGAGGGGTTTCTAGGTATACACTTAGAAGGCGGGGGATGTTCTGGCTATCAAATAAAGTTAAGCCCCAGCCCGGAGATACCCCCAGAAGCAAAGATGCTATCGGAGTCAATCTTCTCAGATGCCACCTCTTTGGAGCTTTTAGGTGATGCAGTGATGGACTGGGATGACGATCCTTTCAGACCCTCATTCCACTTTACACCGCCTACTGGCTCACAGTCTTGTGGATGTGGAAACAGTTTTACCGTATGAAAGGTGACATGAGCTGGAAGGAATTCATATTTCCAGCTTGCATGATCACTCTAATCATAGGTATCCCCATCGGGATCGTCCTGTGGGTTAATCACATACTCTAAACGTAAGCGATAATTGTTGAAATAATCTTTCAGATAGATACAATTCGTATCAATACTGGTGAAAGCTCAGTCAGCGGATACCTCATAAGTCCCGAGCCCGCAACGATTTAGCCCAGCCGGCAACTCCTTAAATGGACACCTCGGTCCTCCGAGCCCATCAAGGGAGTCGGATCACACGGCACGCACGCTGTGAGACTTCGGCCCGCTTGTGCGGATACCCGGATGTCGAAAGGCGCTTATCTACGGATAAGCAAATTTAGGCATTTATGAGGACTGAATATCATGTCTGTTAATCTGTCACCTGTTGCAGTGACACAGTTTGATGATGACGTTAAACACGCATTCCAAACTGCTGGTTCACTACGCGACACAGTAACAGTGCGAAACGGCGTGGTCGGTGATATCTATAAATTCCGCAAAATGGGCAAGGGCCTTGCCAACCAGAAGGCCACCCAGGCGGATGTCACACCGATGGACGTATCGCACTCTCTCATCTCCTGCACGCTCGGTAACTGGAACGCGCCGGAGTACACCGATATCTTTGATGCTGCCGAGGTTAATTTCGACGAGCAGACTGAACTGGCACAGACCATCGCGGGAGCGTTGGGCCGTCGCCTGGACCAGTTGATCATCGACGCCCTGGGCGCCGAAGCCAGCCCCGCGGGCACTATTGTCCACGGTTCAGCCGGCATGACGGTTGCCAAGGTTGTTACCGCATCGAAGCATCTCAACGACAAAGGCGTGCCATCGGGCGACCGGCATTTTGCAGTTAATGCCGACGGCCTCGAGGACCTGTTGAATATCTCAGTTGTTACGAGTTCAGATTACAACAGCGTCAAGGCGCTTATGTCCGGGGAAATGGACACTTGGATGGGCTTTAAGTGGCACATCATCGAGTCCCGTTCCGAAGGCGGTTTGCCGGGCACCAGCACCATTGAGGGCTTTGCCTGGCACAAGAGCGCCATTGGCCTTGCCATTGGCATCGACATCAAATCCGAAGTGAATTACATCGCACAAAAGACGTCTTGGCTGTGCAATGGTGTGATGAAGGCCGGAGCGATCTCACGGGATGGGGACGGAAGCGTTTCCTGTTCCTACCAGTAAGGGGTAATCATCATGGCATACGCTTTAAGTGGTTTACAGCAGTTGGGCCCTGGTGGGAAAGCTCCCCGCATTTGGGTCTATTCAACTACAGACACAATCGCGACCGTCAACACTGCGGCTTACTTCGACGACGCCAGCGATTTGTTACAGGTTCGCGATATTATTTTCGTGTGTGATACCAACGCACCGACGACAACTATCGTGAGTGTCCTGACCAATGCGTCTGGTGTTGTTGACGTTTCTGATGGTACAACCATCGCAGAAACCGACAGCGACTAATCGGCATTTGCCGGTTAAACATAAGGTTCCTCTGTTGTGGAGGATCACAACCTGGAAGGACAGGGGTCTGCAAAACGATCCCTGTCCTTTCGTTTTTATAGAGGCTAGGTATGGCGACTGACATTACGATGTGCTCGAACGCCTTGCTGATGATAGGACACGGCACGATCTCGAGCTTTACCGAGGGTGGGGCCGGTGCCGAAGTGGCCTCGAATCTGTATTCCTCAACCTATGAGGCGCTGCTGACGGTACACCGCTGGCGCTTTGCGTCGGCTAAGTCACAACTCGGGCAGCTCACCGATACGCCGCTGAACGAGTGGACGTATGCCTACCAGCTACCGTCTGGCTATCTAATGGGGATTAAGACCTACCCCGGTATCGACTATGAGGTCTATGAAAACAAGCTCTATGCCAACGTCAACACGGTCGAGCTGGATTACCTGTTCAAACCGGACGAGTCCAGGCTGCCACCGTATTTTGTCAAGACGCTGGAGTATGACCTGGCGAGCCAGTTCTCCGTCCCTGTCACCGGCAATCGCTCCCTGGGAGCGCTGTATGCCGAGCGGTTCGAGGCGCAGCTCCGGCGGTCCAAGTATGCCGATTCACAGTCGCGGCCGATTGATGGCATTGTTGATTCGCCGTTTACCGAGATTAGAGAGTAGTGCCTCGAGTCCGCACACTACAGACCGCGTTTAACGCTGGGGTGTTAGACCCGCGCATGGCCGCTCGGGTGGATATCAAGCAATATTTTCAAGGGGCGGACACCGGCACCAATGTCCTGGCGCTACCGCAGGGCGGATTCAAACGCCGTCCGGGTATGGCCTATGCGGCAACCCTGGCCGCGGAGTCTGTGCTGTTCACGTTTTCATTCAACGTCGAACAGACTTATGTGATGGCATTTCAACTTAATGCCATCAAGGTGTACATGGACGGGGTGCTGCAGGCGACAGTGACGACGACCTATACCCTGGCACAGTGTAAAGAGTTAAACGTCACGCAGACGGCCGACACGATGATCATCGTCCATGAGGACCATGCGCCGGCCAAGCTGGTGCGCGGCACCGCGCACACAAGCTGGACACTATCGGACATTACATTATCGAATATATCGACATTTAACTTT